TTGCTGAAGAAACTGATTCCAGCTTGCGTATTGATGGCGCTGTGCAGCCAGGCGATGGCGGCACAGATTATTACCGTCAGCCGTTTTGAGATTGGAAAAGACAAATGGCCCTTCACCCGCGAAGAGGTGATGTTGACCTGCGAGAAAGACGGCGCGCTGTTCGCGATTAATCCGGGCACTTTGTTGCAGTATCCGCTCAACGATAAAGCCTTTGCGCGCAAAACTGCCGGGCAGGGCACGCTGCAATCCATCGATACCATCGTCGCGGTTGATAAAGCCCATCCAGGCCAAAAAATGAGTCTGCAGCCGATCATCGATCGCGCCCAGCAACTGTGCGGTAAGTAATCCCCCTTATTTTTCAGGCGTAGCGCACATTTCTGCCGCTACGCTTGCTTCTTCGATCTGTCTGCACGATCACAGAGTTGTCACCTTTCGCGACCAAACCGCACGATTGGCTGGAAAACCAGCAATCCTGGTCTACCTTTAAATGGCAAGGCGTCCTCGCCTGCAAAAATGCCAACTTTTAGCGCACGGCTCTCAAAGAGCCATTTCCCTGGACCGAATATAGGAATCGTATTCGGTCTTTTTTTATGTGTTTGATTTATAACGAAATATAATCACTCGTCCGAAAATGTCCGAATTTTGTCCGAAAATATGATATCCGGTTTAAATCATCACGTATTCCTGACCGCGCGAATCTAAATACTTTTTGGTCATCGACATGTTTTTATGTCCGAGCAACCTTTGAGCGAAATCCTCTCCATTTTCTACGGCATAAAGCCGACTTGCAAGGCTTCTGATTTCGTGAAAAGAGGGCGGGTTATTGCCGAACTGTATGCCGCTTAATTCCCTCGCTTCAGCAAAAGCACTTGTGATGGCGTCTGGCATAACTGGACCCGGCTTCCTTCCTCCTTTCCTCACCGATGAATAAATGATGTGATCGGATGGGTTGCCTGCCCGGCATTTCTCAATGACGCCTTCCAGGTTGATTCCAACTGCTTGCAATGTCAGAGTTAATGGAACGGCTAACATATGGCCGGTCTTGCCTTGAGTAATGAAAAGCCGATCCTCCCGAACGTCGCTGAACGTCATCCGTGAGATATCTTCGCGTCGCTGCCCTGTCAATAATGCGAGGTTCATCGCCGACCCCAGCCAGCCACCAATCTCTTCAGCAGCAGACCTTATTGCAATGAACTGCTCGATTGTCATCCTCTCTCGCTTAACTTCTGGCGCTGGCGTCTTGGTGGGTTCCGCTGGATTGCGATCAATCACACCTTCAACGACAGCCTCTCGAAAAACGTCCAACAGCAATGATCGGAGTGCAACCGCCATGCTTCTCTTTCCACATTCGACATACGTTTCAAGGAATACGGCTATGTCTCTGGTAGTGATGGCCTCGATAGCTTTGCGGCCGAACTCATGCTGAAGGGTGGATAGTTGGTTGGATCGGATTTTCATGGTGTTAGGCTTGAGCTGCCGTCGCTCCAGAATGACACTGTAACGCTCCAGCCATTTGCTAAAGGTAAATGTGGGCGCCTCCTTCAATCTGTCGAGAAGTGCGGATGGAAGGTAGTTTTCCTCAATATAGCTGTTGGCTTCGATCGCCTGCGATACTGCCTCCCTGCGCGATATGCGTCCCAGCGAGAGCTCCTGCCCCGTAACCGGATTTCGCCAGTAATAACTCTGTCTGGTTTTGCGGTATGTCAGGTTCCTTGGCAGATTAGCGTCGTACCGTTCCGGCCTGTTCGACATGTTTTAACTTCTCCAGCAGAGACCCCTTTCTGGGTGGTTTTTGATGTGCGGGTTTTCGAACCATTTTGCTTTTGCGTGGATCGACATAAATCGAGTCCGGCTCAAGCATGTACTCTCTGCCGTGCAATTCGGGGCATGGGTAAATTCTACCCTCACGCACCCAGCGGCGGAGTGTTGAAAGAGAAGGTGGCTTTGAGTAAGTCACATTTGCCCACTCAAGCAGATTAATTAGCTTTGCCATTTTACCTCCGGAACGTTTTACCAGGTTTTGAGCGCAAATTAACGCAAGTTTTCATGATGTCGGTATATAGCAACAATCCCACCCAATCAGAGCAAATGTGAACATATAGCCACACTCACTCCTTAGGTGGTTTGCCGAGGATAAAAGCGATGATTACTGCAGCGAGAAGGCTGAAATCGATGATGACCTCAGCCGGGGTGATGTCTTCGCAGGTGGTGGTCATTCACTGCCTCAACTCCTTTTCAATCTGACGCACGTAGTGAACCAGCCAGGCTTTGGGCCGGAACGTATTTGGCGGCAGGCAGTTTATGGTTTTGGCGTGTTTATCAAGAAGTGTGGTGATGATGCGGTCGTGCTCTGATTTGGGCTTGCCGTCAATGGCGGTGAGTATTTCCGTTCTGCACTTACGCGCTACGGCCCTTAACGCGTTTTCAGTCTGCGGCGTCATGCCACCTTTCTGTGCTGCTGAGCCCGCTCAATGCGCTCATAATCATCTTTGCATTCAGGGCAGCAGAAGAAGCCCTTATCCACTTTCTCGCCGCAGTAATGGCAGGCGCCGGTGAACGTCATGCTCGGCCTTTCTCTGTTGGCCAGCGCTATCTCAATCATTCTCTGCTCAAGTTCTGCTGCTTCATCTATCGGATCTGGATGTGTCATTTCGGTTTCCTATAGGCAATAAAAAACCGCCTCAGTGGGCGGCTTCTGCGGTTTTCTTAGCTTCATGCCTTCTTCGTATTTCAATCATCCTGATGTAAAAGTCATACAACTCTTTGCGCATGCTGTGTTTCATTTCATCAGGTAGCGGCTCTTGCAATTTCATCCAGGCATCTAATTGAGGCTTGCACTTCACATAAGCTTCATCAACTACCTTCTGTGCCGGGATATCTGACGTTATGTAGGGTATCGTGTGATCATTCAAGCAACGAACCTCTGGAGTATAAAAGGCTTGATCGCCCGCAATAGCAGCACCCGATACCGTAATCATTGATATTAAAATCCATTTCACAGCTTACTTATCCTCCTTCATATATACCGGGTCCGATCCCCGTGGAAATTTCATCGACTCCTGTCGGTAAAACTTTAACCTATCCTGAAAGTATTCTCGCCACTGCACCGGCTGCTGCATCTCAACTTCCATAGCGATAACCGGCAGATTCATACGCTCTTTGAATGCAACTCCTGACGCTGCTTAATCGACGTTTATCTTGTCGCGCTCTTCTCTGCTGCGTGCTGCTAAGTTGTGTGACATGGCGAATCCTCCTGGATGGAGTATATCGCTATGGTGTCAGAGGGGAAGTGCTGGAGGTTCAGGAAGCAACATCCAGTGAGTGATGTCGGGCGGGGCGGTTCTGTACGTATCCGTTACTAGCTCGCCGCAATCGTAATGCATTGTCCATATGACGCCGTCAGCATCGATACCAAGGCAAAGAGTGTCATCATCAGGCATCCGCTCGCTACATTTCACCCACTCTGCACCACCTGTGGCACATATAGGCTCTATTGGTGCTGTGTGTGGGGCGGAGGGTGCTGCATCCGCTAGGATTGACCTGACTGCGTTGAATGCTGGAGTAACAAACTCCACGTCCTCCGGGCAAACGGCGTCAAGGTTGTTAAGCGTGTCGCCCATGAATTCCATCGCCTGCAAAGCCAGATTTAGAGATCGCCTAGCATCATCAGGCAACTTCAAAGCCGGGCTTGCAGGTTGGGTGAGTGCTGCAAGTTGCTCCGCCAAGCCCCGAATGTCGTTGATAAATTTCTGCGCACTCTCATCGGTGGCTGCATGACGAACATCGACGCACGTCAGGCAAATGCGGTCGATTAATTGCTCTTCGGTCATCATGATGTCACTCCGTTCAGGCTGATTCGCTCGAATCCATTGTTTGAGATAAGCATTGGACCGCCTTCGTCGTCGTAGATGACACTATTGCGCCCATCGGTCCATGCGATTTTGCATTTCATGCACTGGTTTTTGCTTCGGTCTGTAAAGCGAACATAAACCCAGTTACTCGCGCTAAGACTCGCCAGCGCCACTCTCGCCATATCCACCACCCAATCCAGATGGTCTTGCGGATTGGCGATAAAGTCTTCGCAATGTGCTTTTAGTTGCTGGTTAGTCATGGGTGGCTCCCTTGCTGATGATTTCCAGCCCATCGCTCAACTGGACACAAACACGTTCACCTTTGTCATCATCAGGAATAGTGATGAAGCTTTCCGGGTTAAGGTTTTGTATCGATGAGTAAGCCATATATTCCTTACCGATTGTCATGTCTCTCATGCAGTCTCGGGCCATTTCATCTTCGCTTTTTCTGGTGTACTTAACTAAAAGTGGATAACGTTTCATCACTCTTTCCCCTCATTCGCCAACCGGGTACAGGCCAGCGTCGATTAATCTGGCGCGGCGCTGTGCCGCCTCTGTGTTTATGCGCTGACTGTCATCTGTCGCCATGCCGAAAGCTCGCCATGAAACGACGATCGCCTTCGGGTTCTTTTGCGTTGTGCGCTTGGTGCTGACCAGCGTGTAGGTGTAGTCGGTGCAGGCATCGACCGGCACCGGGTTGCTGGCGGCAATTACCGCCGTCTCACCGCGCAGGCATCCACGCATCAGGCTATTGAACTGACCGAGCGACATATGAAAAAGGGCGCTTAATTCGCGCCCTGTCATTGGATTTTTACTGAGTTGCCACACGACCTTTTCTTTAAAGCCGCTGTTCGGATGTTGGTTGCGGCGGTAGTGGGGTTGTTTGAGCATGTCTATCTCCATTGGTCGCCGAAAGTGAATCCGATTTCAGCCAGCGCCAAATCCATCTTTTCGATGAAGTCAGGCACGTGCGTATCAAATTCAGCCATGAATTTTTCATCGCGCTCTACAACGACGTGGTGAATGCCTTCGCGCTTCATGCGCGGGTCGTAGTTAGCGAAGAACCATGCATCCTTGCCGGTTACCCACATGCTGTATTGAACCTGTGCCATGTATGCGGACTTGATGGCATCGAAGCCACCCAGGCGGAATTTAACGAAGTCGCGGGAGGTGAAAGGGCACTTCAGTTCGAGACCAAAATCATTACTGCAAAGGCCATCAGGCGAGCAGGCTGTGCGCAGTGAGTCGTCCCTATAGATGATCGGCGCTTCCGTTACCTGCACGCCTGAAGTGAATTCAAACAGCGTCCTTGCATCCATTTCGTGCTGCTTACCCCATGCCAAGGCTTTGGCATTAACCTCTGGCGAAACGCCGGTGCAGACTTCAGCAATCAGTGTATGGAAATATGATTTTTTCATGTCACTCCAAGCCGTGCCGCTGCGGGGCTTAGATATGACATTCGATACTTCAGAAGCAGTAATAACCCCAAGGCGAAGACGCATCCAATCCTCTCCGCCTTGCTCAACGCTGCGCACGTCTATCCCTGTGCGCTCCAAAATTATTTCGGGCGTCATGCAGCCTCCGGTGCGCGTTTCTGAAGAAAGTTATAACCCTTCTGTGCTTCCTCTTCGGTTAGCTGGCTGGCTTCGTAAATATCACGCTTGAAGATGGTGCGACACAGGGGCAGGAAGTCGTTATCCCAATCCTTATCGAGCTTCATCAGGAGGTCATTGATAGACTGCAGGGTGTCACCGCTTGCCATTAACGCTTGTGATTCCTGCGCCCGTTGTGGTGAGACATCTCGGATGTCACTAACCTCCAGTGTCTTTCCTTCCATCTCTTCTGCGGTAGGTTGCTGACCTATCTCCGGCCAAGCCTTGCGCAATGCCTGTGCCTCAGCACATTTAGCAAGTTGTCCATATGGACGCTTCTTCCACATCGCGTTTGGTGCTGTGGTGTCGCGGCCGCCGGTGGCGTAGTTCTCGATCCAGTATTCTTTTGCGCTGAACTCAACGATTTCACCGCTGGGCATGCGCTTGCTGACGGTGTATTTGCACCACTGAGGATATGTAACTTCGACGCCATTAAGTGTCTGAGTTACGTCAGGTCCAAACTCTGGCTCATGAGCGCCAGCGTAATCACCGGAACGGTCGGCTTGGATGCGATAAAGGCCGATTCCAGGCATGACAACATCACGCCACTCATTTTTACCGCTCTTTTGGTCCTTAACGCTCATCGGCACCAGATGAACCGGTTTTAACAGTGGGTCCAATTGACGGGCCCGGCAGTAATCCAGCGCCATCATCACTGATTCTTCTTTCGCTCCCGGATAGATGCTGTTCTTCAGGGCGCTCCACGTCGCAATATCAATCCCTTTTTCGGCAAGAACTGACGCCGTTACTGCTATTTCGTTGCTCATCAGGCCACCTTGTTAACCAAAATATTAACGCTCCGATCGCACTCACCTGCGAAAACCAATAGGTCACGGAGAACTTCATCAAATTTGATGTGCCAGTCATCGTTACTGTCGAGAACGGAAATTGCCGCCTGTGAGCAGTGCTGGCTCAGCATTACCTGCGCCGCCATCATCAGCGGGTTGACGTGATGTTTCTTCATCCAGTCATCGACTTCTTCAGCGACATGCTCGCGCTCTTCAACCGGAAGCGCCTCAACGATGCGTAGCACTTCGGCTTTGTCTTTCGCACTTAACGTGAATCGGCTCATTTCCGCTCCGGCATGCCGAGCATTCTCAGCATCTGGTTGATGAATGGATAATCTTGAGTGCGCTCTAACATGCGCTGGCGCTCAAGCTCTTCCTGCTGCTTCTGATACTGCTTGGTCTGCTGCTGGCTCATGGCTGCCCCGGCTGATTTAAAGTGTCCATAAGTGAGCGCCAGCCAGAACGAATACGGCTAACGATGCGGTCTAATTGAGACGTGTTTAAACTGAAGTCACCCATGTGGGTGGCCCCAGCGACGGCGTAAGTCTGCATGGGTGATTCCTTGGTGTTGGTTAAGTGGTTAAATCAGTAGGTGATGCGGATTGCCGTTACTTCGCCTTTGGCGATGGCAGTGATTACAGCAATTGCCTGCTCTTCGGTAAGGCCGGCAGAAGCGATAAGGTTGGCTTTCGCCTGATTGTTGATGTTCTTGCGATGCTGCACATTGGCGGCGCGTCGGGCATTCTCGTCGGCGATGCGTTTCTCTTCAGCCAGGCGGGCAGCTTCTTTGGCGTCATTCTCGCGTTTAATGCGATCTGCTTGTTCGCGGGCTTTCCGCTGCTCTTCCTCAATGGCTTCCTGCTTCTCTTGCTCCAGGCGCTGCTCATTAGCAATGCGATCGCGCTTTTCTTGCTCTGCGCGATCCTGCAATTCACGCTCTCGGCGCGCAGCCTCATCGCGCTCACGTTGCTGCTTTTGTTCGGCTTCGATGCGCTCTTGCTCAATAGCCTGACGCTTAATCTCATCTTCATGGGCTATGCGCTGCCGCTCAGCTTCGGCTCTCGCTTCCTCGCGCTCGCGGTCAAAATCCTTATTCATAAGCAAAGCCAGCTCATGGTCAGATTCAAACTTCTCAGCTGCGGCTTTGTCATGCGCTGCATTCATCTCCAGCGCTTCAGCGTGCCAAGCGTTCATCTGTTCTTCTGCTGCGATCCGGTCTTGCTCAGCGTCCCACTCAGCGCGTGGCGCCAGAATCTTGTCTCGGATGGTGTCGCATTCACGGGTGAAACGGCGCAGCTCTTCTTCCGCTGGCTTAACGGCTTCTTTAAGCTGCTTCAGATACGCCCGACCCGGCTCTTCGATAGCTTTTTTGCTGGAGCCAACCATGCGGGCCAATGAACCGATGCGATCACGACCTTTCTTTGTCGTCACATCAGGAACCTCAGCGGCCAACTCGCGAATCTGGTCGAGATATGCATCTAGACCATTCGCTACATAAAGCGCCGGCGCTTGCTCAGGCTTAATTTCGAGTACTGCTAATTCCGTTGTTTCACTCATTTTCCTCTCCTGCGGGCATAGGAAATCCAAGCCAATGCGAAATTCGGCAGGTAGATATTCCTTTGAATGGGTTAGGTTGATATTGGTAGTTGATAAATATTTATTCGAACCTTTCTACGCCGAATAATATTCGTTTTGCTTGAGATGATTTGATTCCGAACCTCCTACCTATTTCAGCTTTGCTGGAAGAAGATTTCATATACATGTCAATCATCTGAGAGTTTCTTTTGACAAGCTCTTCATAATTACCCGGCTTTCGAGTTTTCGGGTGTAAGCCAGATGAGAAAGCATGCCTAATGTTGTCCTCTAGGCTGCACCACTCAAGGTTTTCAATAGAGTTGTTCAACTTGTTACCATCAATGTGATTTACCGTATTTTTCAAGGCATCATCATTCGGTATAAATTGCTCGGCAATTAATCTGTGAACTCTGTAGCTGTGAACCTTTTTGTTGCCAGCTTTAATGGTCAGGCGCTCATAACCAGCACTGTTGATATTTGTCTTTAATATCCGGCCAGTTTTAGTATTTATTACTTTCCCATCTTCTCTGATTGCATGAATGCCAGTGCAATCAGGGATAATAACCATCCTCATAGCAACCCCTTCAGATGAAAAAAACGGGCCGCATTGCGCAGCCCATAAGGATGTAACGTTCTATTTGTTGCTCAAGGGCTCGACTCTTAAGCGTTGGTGACTAGCACCGTCAGCCGCACTCAGTGAATACGGCTTGCGCTGCTACTCAGCATGAATATGGAAGCTTGATGTACTTGCGCTTTTTAAGTGGGAAGTAGAAGTTACCCGAATAGCAGTCTTCGCATGGATAGCTGCTCCATTGCTCAACCAGAACGTATGGCATGCCGTGAATGGTATCCTCTTGCTTTTCCAGTCCACGCTCATCTTTAAGTTCGACTATTCGCGGAAATTCGAAGTAGCAGTCATCGTAATACTCACGAACACGCTTGATGAATTGCACTAACTCCATCTCTCTCTCCTGTTGTTACTGGCCGCATCGTTGCGACCGCTCTAAATTCATCTAAAATAATCCCTCTGCATCACTTTCCAGATGAGGTGCGTTATGAAGAAAAGTGAACTCCCAACCAAAATCTGCACCGTGTGTGGACGGCCTTTCACATGGCGTAAAAAGTGGGAGAAGTGCTGGGATGAAGTGCGTAAGTGCTCGGAGCGATGCCGGAGGCAGTGAGAGCTGGCTTTGGTTACTGGCCCAGCGCCTTAGAAATAACAACATCGATACGTGCTGCCAACTCTTCGATTGGATTTAAGGAATTGGCATCAGCTTTTATTCCGGCTTGCCAGAATTGAGCCTGCGCACGCTTCAACGCCTCAAGCATGTGCGGGGCTGCTGCTATCAGCTTTGCGTTGAAATCGTTCTCTTCATGCGTTGTCTCTCGACCGCCAATACTTGCAATACACTCATCCTCATCATTGAGAATCAGCGTGCCGTTTGAGCCATAAAACGCACTCCATTCGCCAAGCGTCCCTCTAAACTCACTCATCTCATATCCTCTCTATCATCGCCAACCCCATCAGCAACACAGTCACTACCCAGCAGATAATGCAATCTTGTGTGCTCATGGTTTTGGCCTTTGTGTAGGTAAAAAGAAACCCGCTCGGGGGCGGGTTATTCGTCGTAATCTTCGTCGTCTTCTGATGCTCGACTCGTCAATGATTTGAAGGCTTCAAAGGCCGATGTTTGCCCCTCGAATTGCTCAGTAAAGTGGTCCGCTTGTTCCTGCTCAAAAGTATCAAGAGCCTTGTCCATCGCCTCATCGTTATCACCAAAGCCAAGGCTGATGGTCATCTCTGCGCCGGAGAACATGGTCGAAATGTTCAGCGCGGCGTCACCATCACTGTTCTCGCCTTTGCGTACCAAAATCTGACGACCGTGCGACTCAAAAACCTTTGCGAATCTTTCCATACTCACCTCTTATCAGTTCTGCTGCGTCCACGCTGTTTAGTGAACAGGTGGAAACTATTGTTTCTGCTCTAAAGCAGCCTGTTGTGTTTGGGCTGTCTGAATCACCATCTGAGCAAACTTATCTGACACGTTTTTGCGAATGCCGGCGTTCACAGCATTAGCGATCGCAGTGTCGATATCTTTCTGAAGCGGCTTAATCTTCTCTTGCACCACTTCTTCTATGCGGTTGCCCATCAAATATTTAACGAGGGGGATGCCGTTGTAGTCGTTGCTGAAATTGCCTCTGCTATCAACTTTCTTCTCAAGAGTCTTATCGAAACTGCGTTTAATTAGGTCGGTAATGGTCAGGCAGTCCTGAACATCGCCCCATTTATCCGTCACAGTGACTTCCTTCTCGAGCCAGTCATCGGCGAACTGAATTGCCTTTTGCTCAATCGCTTTCTTTGCAGCGGCAATCGACTCATTGATCGCTTGGTTGATTTGAGTTGATGCCTCTTTCTCAACTTTGGCGAGGCAGTCGCGAGAGATAGCATTCTTCACGCCGCTGATGATTTCATGCTTAACCTCGGCGTCTAAATCGCCATCTTCGCCAAGCCATTCCAAATCTACGGTGATATTCAGTTTCATGTGATTTCCTTAATCGATAATTTAATGGGCGCTGTTATCTAGCCGTCACGTTGTCTTTAGATTTCCGATAGCCAGCTGAAAAATAGCCGGCCGTTATGCTGAGCGCGGATCGGCAATCACCGACCAACCGGTGTTCTGCCATCCTTCGTTGCGATACCAACCATCCATGGAGCAGCCATCTTCAGCAAAAATCCGGCCGCTACGCATTTCAAACCACTCTTCGCGAGTGAAGTATTCATTGCGCACAACCTTGCCTTTCTCCATGGCTGCAATGGCTTCGCTCCATGACATAACCCTGTTATGGCTCATGCTTCCCTCACTTAACAATGTGAACCGCGTCTTTGCGGACAGTGCGGTATCCCGCGTTATAGATTGCGATTTCCGGCAAACAAACCCCTCCACCTTCCTGCTTATCACGCAGACTAGGGGAGGAGGTGGCGCGGGCTACGTTTAAGCTGCATCCCATCAGCGTGGTTACGATTCCGTTCTCAAAATGGCGCTCTGCTGCTTTCTTTGCGCGATGCTCAGCTGCGCGCTTTGCGTTGTAACGCTGCTTCGAATTCATTGTTTTTCTCCAGGTGAGTGCTTTGGTGATTGGATGGCCGGTAGTGATTCCCGGCAGGGCTTACTTATTTTCTCGGCCTCTATCAAGTCCACGGAAACCCGTGATTCGTGTATGTCGCCTTACTGATATGCCTACTTCACCTTGCCCCTACTGGCCGATTACCTACGCCTAAGCGGGCATCATTCTCCATCTACTCACAAGGTTGCAGCGCACAGCCTGCGCATTCATCCAATCCCAGAGCACTCGCTCCGGCCTACCTGCATCAGGTAGGAATCTCATTATTAAAGAGCTGACTTCCGTTTCTTGTTGCTACAGCGCCCTGCTGATGGATAAACAATACTCTAGGTATTATTCCATGGCAATACCCTGAGTATTAAAAATAATATCTGAAGTATTAAAATGATGATTGTGAAGGGAATTTATTTTTTGCAGGTAATAAAAAAGCCGCACTAGGCGGCTTGATTTGGCGGGATGCTTCTATACGTATCTTACTTTGGATTCGACAACCACGCCGATGATGCGGCAGTTACCGTTAATCGGTGTCATAGGCCATGCAGGGTTGAGCCCTTTGAGGTAGCGCTGCCCGCCGTCGATTACGAGCTTCTTAAATGTCGCTTCATTAGCATCGATTAGCTTGGCGACGACAAGCGATCCATTTTTAGCTTCTCTACCGGTATCAACAAGCACGCTATGGCCTTCGGGAATGCTTTGCCCGATCGGTGCCGTCATCGAATCACCCTCGACTTTCAGCCAGAATCCAGTGCCCTGAATCGGCACATCGGATTCATACCATTCATTTATCTCGCTGATCGAATAGGGTTCCATTGCTTCTTCCCATTGTCCTGCGCTGACCCAACTGAGCATAGGATACCTTCCTTTTGGTTCGTATGGTCCAGCGTAGGTCACGTTTTTATCGAGCGCTGGCGCAGAGGCTCCATCCACTTCTTTTGCCAACGTTGGACTGAAATCAGAAACAGGAACCTGGAGTAAGCGAGAAAAAGTTAAAGCAGCGCTTAAGTTAAGCGCGTTTCGGCCATTTAGGTAATGGCCTACGGCACCCTGTGTTATGTCCAGAGCGTCCGCGATATGTTGCTGGGTAATGCCCAGGCTTTTCTTCTTCGACTCGTACAGAGCCTTGAGGCGCTTAGCGTCTTCCAGCTGTTCCGGCGTCAACGTCTTTGTGTTTTTCATTCCCTGATTCTAATACCTCAGTTATTAAAATATGAAATACCGTAGGTATTGATTTAATTAATACTCGTAGTATTATTACTCCATCGGTAATCACGCGGAGGAAACCGATGGAAAAGATCACTCTCGCTGATTACGTCAAGGAGAACGGCCAGGCAAAAGCCGCCGACATTATCGGCGTTCACCAGACGGCAATCAGCAAAGCAGTACGAGTTGGCCGGAAGATTTTTATCACGACTTTGCCTGATGGTCAGGTCGTAGCAGAAGAAACCCGACCATTCCCAAGCAGCAAAAACGCCGCTGCATAAGCGGCACCGCTCTTTATCAATCTGACCGCTCACCTGTTGCAGGCGGGCAAAACCCAAGTGACTTGCTCACCGCAATGTCACGTATCTATTTCAACAAAAGGAATGATGTCACATGGAACGCGCACAGAAACGCACAGAGGCACGAAAGATAGAAAGTGCATTGCTGAACAAAATAGCAATGAAAGGTAGTCAGGAAATCGCCGAGCTGATCGGCATTGACCGGTCGCAGGTGACGAGATGGAAGAGGGACTGGATCCCGAAGCTATCGATGTTACTGGCGGTACTGGAATGGGGTGTCGTTGATGACGACATGGCCCGACTGGCAAAGCAGGTTGCTTCAATCCTCACAAAGAAAAAATCCCCAACTGCACGAACAGTTGAGGATTCTCAAATCACACTAAGTTTCTGAGGTAATTATACATGCAATTATCTACAGCAGTAAACACAACGATGACCAGCCGTGAAATCGCTGAGCTGACCGGTAAGCGTCATTCAGATGTTAAGCGCGACATCGAAGTGATGATGATTCAACTCCAGGAAGATGTGAGCAAATTTGCGCGCATCTATTTGGACGCAATGAATCGCCAGCAGACAGAGTATGCGCTTGATCGTGAGCACACCGAATGCCTAGTCACCGGCTATAACGCAATGCTTCGCATGAAGGTGATAAAGCGTCTGCATGAACTGGAAGAAGGAAGTCGTGCGCAGCTGCCCGATTTCAACAATCCAGCAATCGCGGCGCGAGCGTGGGCAGATCAGGTTGAACAGCGCCAGCAGCTAGAGAGTCAGCTGGCAATCGCCGCACCGAAAGCGCAGTTCGTTGACAGCTACGTTAACGCCAGTGGATCACTCAGATTCCGTGAAACCTGCAAGCTGCTTCATATAAAAGAGAACGCATTCCGCCACTTCCTTCTGGATAGCGAGATCATGTATCTGCTGGCCGGCAAACTTACCCCATATGCACAGCATATCGATGCAGGCCGCTTCACCGTGAAGACCGGTGAGAACCAGAACAACGGTCACGCCTTCACACAAAACAAATTCACGCCGAAAGGCATCCAGTGGATCGCCGGTCTATGGGCCGCTCGTCAGGTTCAGGAGCGCGCCGCATGAGTACCGCAAAAGTATTTGATTTTAATGCTGCAAAGCAACTCAGGAGCAACAGGATGGAGAACCAGAAACATGGGTACATCCCGTTGTACCGGAGCGTCAAAAAGCAGCCTTGGGCAAAAGATGTCTTTCTCAGGACGCTATGGGAGAACCTTCTCATTGACGCAGCCAGACAGCCATACACGGCGAATTACAAGGGCCATAGATGGCCTCTGGAGATCGGGCAACTGGTAACCACCTCAGCAGATTTAGGAATGGCTTTATGCGACCGAAATGGTGAGCCAACAAGCCGCCATTCAGTTGAAAGAATGCTGGCATTTTTCGAAAAGGAAGAAATGATTTCGGTGGTCGCCGAGCGCAGAAAAGGCACGCTGATCACCGTTCTGAATTACGCCGAATATGCTGAAAAAATAGGCTCTACCCCCGCGCATATGCCCGCGCATATGCCCGCGCATAGCGAAGCCAGTAACACCAAGGCTTCAGAGAGTGCCCCCGCGCATATAGGTGAGCATAAAGCCGCGCATCATGAACAAGAATATATAAACAATAATAAAAACCTTTCTTCGTCCAGGAATTCTATCGAATCCCCAGACGACGCTACGAAACGGTTTTTATCTCGTCACCCTGAAGCAGCTAACGGAGTCTACACAGCAGCAGGTAAATCATGGGGTACTGCTGAAGACCTGAAAGCTGCGCAGTGGATTCACAGCAAGATTCGCATGGTTGACGCTACCGCTGCTGAACCAAACTGGCCTGAGTGGGCAAACACAGTTCGATTGATGCGTCAGCAGGACGAGCGCAGCCATCACGATATCTGCGACCTGTTCCGCTGGGCTAATAAGCATCACTTCTGGGCTGGAAACATCCTCAGTCCCGGATCGCTCCGCAAGCAGTGGGGGACACTCACGGCACAGCGAAACACTGATCGTCCCACTTCAAAATCATCAGCATCCAAACTCGACTTCGATAACACCGATTGGGCGGAGGGCCTGCAAATATGAGACATCTCGTACAAGCAATCCAGAATCGTGATGCTGGCGCATTGGCCGCAATGACCCCAGCTGAACAGCCTAAGCAAGCGGTTCCACAGCAAGCAATCCAAATCTTCAACGAACTGTTCCGCCAACTGAAAGCTGCGTTTCCTGCGCTGTCGGCCAGCATCAAAGAACAGGAAGACCTGAACGAACTGAGACGCCAGTGGGTGCTGGCATTTGCTGAGAACGGCATCAACAGCATGGAGCAGGTTAACGCTGGCATGAAGATCGCCAGACAGCAGGCGATACCGTTCCTGCCTTCGCCTGGTCAGTTTGTCGCATGGTGTAAACAGGGTGAAAATCGTGCCGCTGGATTACCGTCAGACGAAGATCTGTACGACATGTTCCGGCTGTATTGCCGTGACCGCGGCATGTATGACCTGAGCGATAACTATCCATGGCAAAGCCCTGCATGCTTCCACATGATTACCGCCGTTCACAACCAAATGCAGTCTTTCAACTTGTCAGATGCAGAGTGCCGCAAGCGACTTGGCGAAGAGCTGCGCAGGATGTCGCGCCGCATTGAGTCAGGCGAAACCATTCCACCGCCGCGCAAACAGATACCAAAGTTGTCGATCCCATCAACGCCCAAGAAGGCGCTGGAAGGCATAGCTCTTCTTAAATCAACGCTGAAATCGAAAGGGAAATCATCATGAGCGAAGGAATCCGCATCAGATTTGAACGCCTGTATCGCAGCGTCCACGGCGATAAGCATGACCTGCGCCGAACGTACTTGGGCTATCGGGATGCCATTGTTGATCGCGCGTTTTTCTTCTGGCTGGAAGGTCGTCAAGGAGCCGCATCATGAGCAAATACCTCACACAGTGTCAGAGCGAGGTGCTCCAGTTCATCAGCTCACAAATCGCTGAAAACGGCATTGCACCCACCTACACCGAAATCGGCAAGCACTTCGGCTACTGCGCCAGCAACGCTTACCTGCACGTCGATGTGCTGGTCAGGAAGGGCCACATCCATCGGGTGAAGGGTATCAGCCGCGGCATCACGCTGACCGACACGGCCGCAGTGGAAATGCCCGACATCAACGACAGCGAATACTGGTACGAAGGCGTGTTCAAACCACAGCTTTACCAGCGTGACGTGGTGGACGCCATCAAATCGGCCGGCATGAAAGTTAAGGAGTTCGCATGACACAGGTAATTCACGGACTGCCCAGCAACATCATGGTGACGCTGGCTACCGACCCGGCGCTGATGCATGTGGTAGAGCGTTGCCTTGAGGAAAAGGAATTCGTAGACCAGTTCATCCGATTGTCTGGCGTTGGATTGCCACGACCACCACGGCACGCACTGGATGCAATGGTTGATAACGCAACGGGTTACCGCTCTGACCAGTACCGGAAATTCTTCAGTGAGTTTATCCCGTTCGTACACCGCTCCGTATATCTGCCGATGAAGGCACAATTTGAGCGCGATTCCCGTTCCGAAAAAGGCGGCAAGAGCAAAACTAAGGGTGGAGGTGGATTTTGAGCAAATTACATTACTTCGATATTTCAACCGAAATCCAAATGCCTCTGGACATCAAACAGGGCTACAGAATACGCGGACTTAAAGGGGCAGCATGCGGTTACATGCGAAAAACCACCACCGATGCGTCAAATGTGACCTGCAAACTTTGCCTTCGTGAAATGGAAAAATCTGGAGCCGCCAATGAACAAACTAACCGCTGAACTATTGCACCAACTCAAGTCAGCAGCGAAGGAAGAAATCATGTGTCGCGAAGCCTCTGACACATCAGACGCATGGCAGGATTTAGCCAGCCCGGAAAACATCTTGCTGCTGGTTGAGATTGCCCTGCAGGTGCTAGAAGCCGAACCTGTTGCTGATGTCGTTGCATGGAATCATCCGAGCGAAGAGAGAAAGTGCAGCGTCCAATTGCGCCGATTTGACCTTAAGTCTGGCCCGTTATTCATGCTGGCACCGCAGCCAACAACGGACACCTACCGGCAGATTGAAAATGATGGCTGGATTGAGTGGAAGGGCGGCAAATGCCCGGAGGCATACAGTACAGAAGTTCAAGTCAAATACCGTGATGGAATGGGCATGGAAGATGCCGCCGGTGATTTTAGCTGGACTCATGACAACGAGCCGGACGACATCATCGCCTATCGGGTGATTGAAAATGATGGGAGGGAAGGATGAAAGAAGAATTAGAACGCGCAGAGTTCGAGCATTGGGCGGAGGAGGCTGGCGCGCTTCCTTGGGGCAGCCTCAAGAGCCGGCGGATTGGTGATGGTTATTCAGCTCAGATTTACAACTACATGTGGCGAGCATGGTTGGCCAGAAGCCAGCAGGAGGGCGCGTGAATGATTACCGTTTTGATGGCAGAGCTCTGCACATCGCTAAGCACATCATGCAACTGAGAGAAATTGCACGAATTGAAAACTGGAATGATGCTCGGCTATTGGCCGCCATTCAGAATGAATTAATCGCCGCAATGAAATGGTCAAGCAATCAGAGGTAACCATGAACCAGTTTACCAACCATCAAACCAGCGGCGATGATTGCCGTGAAAGTGGAGAGGGGGAAACCAGATGCCATACATAGCTGCAATTTTATTCGCGATATCAGCACTGGCAGCAATCTATGTTGTATCCAAAAGGCTGGAAGAAAAGGATGAGGCTTTTCACATCCGCATCAACAAAAACGAGGTGATTTACTGGAACCTCCTGCCGAAAAAGCTGCGTTATTGGGGCTATAAGCAAGACTGGTATGACGGTCCCGTTCCGTGCTTCGGCTTCTGGTTCTTCCATTTTTACATCTGGCGGAAGGAAAAATGAACCATGAGCAACGTAATCCCCCTAAGACCTGACCCACTCCGCAATCTCTACGAACTAATCGACAGCATCCACGACACCAACCCTACACCAGAGACTAAGCGCATCGCAGATGAGGCTTTGGCATTGGTGCAGAAAATGATTGAGGCTAGAGAGCTGGAGCGCGGCGTTATGCCGACCAAGCTTTGCGACGCTGTTCGCGACATCCGTCAGCTAATAGACCAGCAAGGTGGCTATAACTTTGAAGCCCTAAAGCAGGAGCAAGCCAATGGAGAAGATGACGTTTTTCCTGCGTAACGAGCAGGTACGACGAAACCTGATAGAGCAAATCAATAAACTCCCCCTGAACGACCACCACCCCCTAACTGTACGCATCACCGACTTCGACCGCTCACTACTCCAGAACAGCATGTTCCACGCGCTATGTGGCGATGTGGCGCGTCAGGCTATCTGGCTTAATGCCCAGCGAACAGCGGTGCAATGGAAAACGCTCTTCGTATCTGGTCACTCAGTAGCGACAGGTCTTGGCGCGGAAGTGGTGCCGGGGCTGGAAGGTGAGTTCTGCAACATCAGGGAATCAACCGCAAAAATGGGCATTAAGCGCATGACAAGTTTAATCGAGTACTCCACCGCGTGGGCTGTCGGCAACGGCGTGAATCTCCGCGAAGTGAGGTACACCGGCGATTACTTCGGGAGGGCAGCATGAGCAAAAGCAGATACCAACATCACACACAGGAAGAGTGCAACAAGGTAGGTAAGCTAAGAAAAATGGGGCTGACATACGCAGTCATCAGCCAGCGAATGGGATTCAGCGTCCACACTTGCCGCCATATGTTTGCGAGGGCGAGATAAAGAAACGCAAATCCATATGGGAACGCTACGAAAACCACGCCATCTACGACACCAAATCACCCCGCAAGAAACGCCAGCCACAGCCAACTGAATCTCAAGTGCCAACTTTCAGCTATTTGGAAGGGCTGCGTCAGTCTGTGGCTAACAGAGTGAGATTCACGCGATGACCTTGGAAGAAAGGCTCTTATCGAAAGTAGCAAAGAATCCTAATAGCGGATGCTGGGAATTCACAGGAAGCCTCTACAAAAATGGATATGGCCAGATATGGAATGGTGCTCGCGCCGAGCAAGCGCACAGGGTCGCATACCGATTCTATGTAGCAGAAATTCCTGCGGATAAAGAGATCGATCACCTCTGTAAAAACCGCAGGTGCGTGAATCCCAAGCACTTGGACATTGTCACCCACCAAGAAAACATCGCCCGCAGCAATACAGTCATGGGCGAGAACGCCAGAAAAACACACTGCATGCGAGGGCATCCGCTGGAAGGTGAAAATCTAATCATTACGAAGCAGAAAACACGTCAATGCCGCATCTGCTCAAACATGCGCGCTAGAAATGCAAAAGCTCGCAGAAAGGAGAAGAAGAATGCCAAAGCCGTTTGCCTGGTATAACGAAATCGACCCCTACGCCGCCCAATGGTTGCGTAACCTAATTGAAGCAGGACACATCGCCGCCGGCGTTGTTGATGAAAGGAGTATTGAGGATGTTACACCCGGAGATTTGCGAGGCTTCACACAGTGTCACTTCTTCGCTGGAATCGGCGTCTGGAGCTACGCCCTCCGCCAGTCAGGATGGAGTGACGATCGGCCTGTGTGGACAGGAAGTTGCCCATGCCAACCTTTCAGCGCGGCAGGCAAAGGAAATGGATTTGATGACGAGCGGCACCTATGGCCAGCACTCTTCCACCTCGCAGAAAAGTGCAAGCCTGACGTCATCTTTGGTGAACAAGTTGCGAGTCAAGACGGACTTACTTGGCTCGACCTTATACAAACTGACCTGGAAGCAGCGGGCTACGCCGTTGGGGCTGTTGATACCTGCGCTGCGGGCTACGGCGCTCCCCATATCAGACAGCGTCTTTACTGGGTGGCCGACGGTTCGTACATGCAAGACTGGGCACACCAAGGGCAACCCAAAGCGAGCGCTGAAACATCGCTCACGACTGGAGGACGCCATTTTTCTGCTTTTGCACAGCCAGGAAAGACAAACGGCTTCTGGTCAGATTGTGAGTGGTTGCGTGGGGCTGACGGACGACTCTACCCAGTTGGGCCCGGAGCATTGCCGCTGGTTGATGGGTCTACCAAGCGAGTGGGCAGAATCAGCGCCTACGGAAACGGCCTAGCAACAGGTAACGCAATTGGATTTATCCAGTCATTCATGGAGGTCAAAGATGCCGCGTGAACGCTGCCACCGCTGCCACACCATCCTCACCAGTGAAGATAAGCACTGGTACTCAGTCGCATGCGAATCATGCGAAACAGACCTCAAGTGGGAGGAGTATGAGCAACACAACCCCATCAAATCCGCATACTGGCGCTGGCGAGCTATCTGCTTTGGTGTGCGTGTTCTGCGCTATTACCCTGGCCGATTGCGAGACCTATTGCTGCAGCGCTTGCGAGGTGGAGCTAATGAGCGACCCGAATTTCAGGATGTGCGGAGGAAGCGATGAGGAAAGTCAGAAGGCGATGTAAAAATACCGACTGCCGCGAATGGTTCCATCCAAAATTCAGCAACCAATGGTGGTGCAGCCCGGAATGCGGAACGGTAATCGCATTAGCCAAAAGAGAAAAAGACCGTCAGAAGTCGATACATGAAGCAGAACGACGACGAAAGGATGAAGCCCAGCAGGAACGACGCAGTATCAAAGTCCGCAAGTTAGAACTCAAGCCCGCCAGTTACTTCAAAGCCCAAGCCCAGCAAGCCTTCAATCAGTTCATCCGCCTTCGTGACCATGACCAGCCCTGCATCAGCTGCGGAGAAACAAACCCTCCCGATTTGCATGGCGGACAGTGGGATTGTGGGCACTTCAAAACGGTTGGCGGCTTTCCAGAACTCCGCTTCGTTGAAAAAAACGCTTATCGCCAGTGCAAATCCTGCAATGCCGGATCGGCAAAGCATGGGGCTAAGGCTGCAACGGTGGCGAAGCAGTACGAAGCCAATCTGGTGCTTAGGTTCGGGCAGGAGTTGGTTGATTGGCTGAATGGCCCACACGAGATGACGCGCTACCGCCGGGAAGATTACATCCGCATCCGCGACGATTACCGGGCAAAGGTGCGAGAACTCAAAAACCAAATGGAGCAGGCCGCATGACCGACTACCTCAGACAGAAGTGGCTCCGGCTACGCATTATGAAGATGCGCGGCATGGCGGAGATAAATTACCGGATTATCAAACTTGAACTGAAATTGAGAGGTGCGCGTTATGGGGCTTGAAGCAACAATAAAATTTCACTTCCCGAAGGGCCAGAACTTCAGCGGAACAGCACCACAGACTTCACCAGACACGCTTACCGGCACTGATTACATCGCAGCCATGGGAATGGTTCTGAGTATCGCGCCACTTGGCTACAGCGCTTTCATGGGGAAGGTAGGAGTAAGTGAGAACGACGCCGCACGCGCCGTATCCCTGTTAACTGATTATGCACTTCAAACCTGCGATAAGGTTCCAGCCTTACGCAAACTCGACACCGATATTAAACCAGCCGTTATGCAAACTCTCGCAACTTATGCCTACATGGATTACTGCCGCAGCGCCGCCAGCGTAAAGCCTTGCGACTGCTGCAATGCGAAGGGCTTTATTGAGGCGGACGTGTTCTCGATGAAATCACCCCTGTCCGGCGGCGTTGCCCGAAACGTGAAAGAGGTGGTGCGTGTGCTCTGCAAACCATGCGGCGGTAAGGGCTTAGTTTCGACAGCCTGCCGCGATTGTAACGGGAGAGGGCGAGCGGTCGATCGCAAGCTGACTGAAGAGCAGGGCGTACCGGTTATGGGCGACTGCAAGCGCTGCTGCGGGCGCGGTTTCGAACGCATTCCCTCAACTGACGTGCACCGGTCAATCTGCGAAATTACCGATGACATCAGCCTGGACACCTGGAAGAAAAGCGGTAAGGCTTTCTATGAGCAGTTGATCGGCAAGCTGGAGATTGAGGAATCGTGGGCAAACTCAGCATTGAATAAGGTCACTGCGTAGCGCAATAGGAAATAGCTCATTAATTTATCGTGAGCTATTTACTTTTCCCGAAGCTGGGGATATGATTCCCAACAGTTGAAGTTGCGCACTGATGTTTGCAGGGTGAGTGCAACGACAAGTTCCATCACAGTGAGTGACATAAAAGCGCCGCGGCTACCAACCGATGGCGCTTTTTTATTGCCTACTGAAAACCAAATCTCAAAATCAGGCACTTTTGCGATTGCCTGAGATTAAAGGTCAGCCATAGAGCTGATCACTTCTTTCGCCCATGCCAGCCAATCCAAACTCACTCGTTATCCTGTGTGGCATCGGGCGTCTTTTATTCACAGCAATGGGCCGGAATATCCGGGATCGCCGGAGACGGCTATGGACTTCGAAATTACCAAAGAGTTTTTCATAGGCGCCGGCGGTTCACTTGCTGCCTGCGTCGCTGGAATTCTTGGATTCTCCAGATACTGGGTAAGCGGAAGGGCGGCAAACGCCAATGACCGCTCTCAGGTGAACATGCTTCAGTTTCTGACCGATGAGCTCAAGAGCACAAAGGCAGAAAACAAAGAGCTTCGCGATGAGATAGAGCAGCGCGACGAGACTATCCGGAAATACTGGGCGGAGATTGGAGAGACAAAAACCTCCCTCCGGCTCATCCAGGAATCTCAGCGACACCTCGAAGAGCAGAACACTCTTCTCAAAGAACAAATTCACGAACTCACCACATCCAACATCGAGCTGATGAAGCAGGTGGTAGAGCTCAGGGATTCACTGAGGGTTTAACGATGACAGAATTACTGGACGATCGTCCCGTCACCCTGCGCACCGTGCTCATCGTCTCTCTTACCTCGCTAGCTATTTTCCTTGGTGGTATGTCATCAGGGTATTTCCTTGCCCGGTCTGAATACCTTCCAAAGACGGAAGCGCGAGACAAAGTGGTGAATGAAATTAAGCAGAAAGTTGACCAGCTACCTCAGCAGATTAACCGGGACATTCAGGAGGATCAGAAGCGATGAGCCAGATTATTCAGATCCTCAATTTTGAGGAAGGCTACAAAGAAAAGCCTTACCTCGACACGCTGGGTTATCCGACTGTTGCAGGCGGAATTAAAATTGGCCCTCAGGGTGCCAGCCTGGCGAATTACACATTCTCGGTGCCGAAGCAGGTTGGAGACGTTTGGAAGTTAGCTCTCGTAAATAGCAAAATCAGCGAGATGAAGACATATCCGGTTATCGTTGCTGCCATGGCTCAATGCAACCCTGCACGAATGGATATCCTCGAATCGATGGCATATCAGCTAGGTGTCGTAGGGCTGTCAAAATTCAACAAAACACTCATCTTCATTTCAAATGCCGACTTCATCAGCGCGTCCAGTGAAATGCTGAATAGCGCATGGGCGAAGCAAACACCATCAAGAGCCCGGCGTCACGCTGATGTGATGCGCACCGGCAGCTACGACATCTACAAGGGGCTGATATGACATTCCTTGTATGGCTACTGATTATCTTCGCCATGATTATCGTGCTGCTGCTGATCCGCAAATACACCAGTCTCGAATTCGTTGCCCATGCCAAATTATTGTTTAAGGCGTGGAGCGTTTGGCTTGGTGCAATCTCGGCGGCGGTGACCGGCTACATGATGCAGTTTCCAAATGCTGCGCTTGACGCGTGGAACTCGCTACCTCCGGATGTGAAGAGCTTCATCCCGCCAAACCTGCTTGGTTACATCAGCCCCACGTTGATGGTGATGGCTGTGCTTGCTCAGTATGTGCGGCAGAACAAGCTGAAAGACCGAGCTGACCAGATGAGAGGCAATCCATGAGCGAAATACTCTCCCTCTTCTCTGGCGGCTGGAATTACGTTCTGGCCGCACTTGCTGTCGTGGCTGCATTACTGACGAGTTACTTCGGAGGTAAGAAAGTTGGCACTGTCCAGACGCAGGCAAAAGCAGATGTGGCTGCTGCTGAAAAAGATAAGAGCCAGGTTGAGGCAGTAGCGAAGAAACAGAATGAGAACGCGGAGGCCGCCAAGAATGTTCAGTCGATTAATTCCGGCATTAGCGATAGTGCTGCTCGCGACAAGTTGCAGCGGTCGAAGTACAACTCAGCCGACTAACCAGCCAACACAGGTAGTCGATTCATCCTGTAGCGCATTCTCACCCATCATCACCCACGGCGATGACTACAAGGTCATGGACATCAGAACCGTCCGGGCTATCAACGCTCATAACGACCTGTACGACAAGCTGTGCGGAGACAAGAAATGAATCCACTTAAATGGCTGCTGACTAAATCAGAGCCTTCAACCAGGGAAAGCACCGTGAGCGATATCACCGCATCAGATCCAGTAGCAGTAGAAGCACAAGAAACAGCTCCAGTAGTTGCAGTAAAATCCGGCGTGAAAGACTTCGAAGCAGCCTTCAGCTTCGTTGAGCAGGGTGTCGCTCAGTTAGGCATCGCAGCTAAAGATGAGCTGAAAGCGCTGGCGCAGAAGTACCTGTAAGGCATTACAAGAGCCATCAACTTTTCCAGGTGGCTCTGATAATGACTTACCCAAGCGAGGAATCGAACATGAGCACTAAATGCATGTCAGTCGGCGGCTACCCGGTAGATGTAGCAACGCCTGAAGATATTGAGGGTGGTGATTACACGCTACCGGCAGCAACGACCACTGCGATCGGTGGTGTGAAGAAAATGGCAACGCAGGCTGATTCAACCGCAACTGATGTTGCTGGCCTGGTGGCAGACTTCAACGCGCTGCTTGCTAAGGCACGAACTGCGGGATTGATTTGATATGAATGGCCTGACTCAGAAGCAAGAAAAGTTCTGTCAGGCATACATCGAAACGGGTAATGCTTCAGAGGCTTATCGGACGGCGTATGCTGCTGACAAGATGAAACCGGAAGCAGTGCACGTAAAGGCGTCAGAGCTGCTCTCCAGCGGTAAGGTATCGGTAAGGGTTGCAGAATTGAAGGCTGATGTTAGAGCTCGTCATGATGTGACTGTCGACTCCCTCATACGTGAACTGGAAGAAGCTAGGCAAGCAGCGTTAACTGCTGAAACACCTCAGTCGTCAGCTGCTGTCGCGGCGACGATGGGCAAAGCCAAGCTGACCGGACTTGATAAGCAGGTGGTTGAACTGCATGGCGCCATTGGCATCAACCTGAACAAATCCCTCAGTGAGCTATTCGACGATGACGGCAATTAATCCCATCTTCAGACCATTTGTTAAGCCTGCCCGCTACAAAGTAGCAAAGGTGGTCGCGGGTCAGGGAAAAGCTGGACGATCGCTCGCTTACTGGTTGAGATAGCCAGACGGGGCGCTTATCGCTTTCTCTGCGCCCGCGAATTGCAGAACAGTATCAGCGACTCGGTTATTCGCCTGCTCGACGACACAATCAACCGTGAAGGTTATCAGGCTGAGTTCGAGGTTCAGCGTGCCAGTATTCGCCACCTGTTTACCGGCAGCGAGTTCATGTTCTACGGCATCAAGAACAACCCGACAAAAATCAAATCGCTTGAAGGTATCGATATCTGCTGGATGGAAGAGGCAGAAGCGGTATCGAAAGAGTCGTGGGACATCCTGATCCCCACCATTCGTAAGCCTGGCTCTGAAATATGGGTCAGCTACAACCCGAAGAACATTCTGGACGATACGCATCAGCGCTTTGTAATCGCTCCGCCTGATGACATCTGCCTGCTCACAGTGAACTACAGCGAGAATCCATGGTTCCCTGACGTTCTGCGTCTGGAGATGGAGGAATGCAAGCGTAAAGACTACGACCTCTATCTGCACATCTGGGAAGGCGAACCTGTTGCTGACAGCGATATGGCAATCATCAAGCCATCTTGGATTGCTGCTGCGGTAGATGCGCATAAGCTGCTTGGGTTCGACATTGCCGGTGAAAAGCGAGTTGGATTCGATGTGGCCGACGAGGGTGAGGACAGCAACGCCCTGACGCTTCGTCATGGCTCAGTGGCCGTAGATGTGCAGGAATGGGATAAGGGTGATGTTATCGAATCATCCAACCGCGTGAACCTCTATGCCGAGCAGCAGCATGCTGATGAAATCATTTATGACTCAATCGGTGTGGGCGCTGGCGTAAAAGCGCAGTTAGGCCGCATAGCCAAAGTGAACATACAGGGCTTCAATGCCGGCGCCGCTGTCCTGCATCCTGAATCTGAGTACATGGCTGGCAAGAAGAACAAGGACATGTTTGCGAACATCAAAGCGCAGGCATGGTGGCACGTACGCGATCGCTTCTACAAAACATGGCGCAGCGTCGAAGCACGTAAAGCCGATCCGAATTGCACGCTCGAGTACAAACCCGACGAGCTGATAAGCCTCTCATCTTCCATTCCGAAACTTGAATACCTCAAGGCTGAGTTGTCACGCCCATGGGTTGACTACGACGGCAACGGAAAGGTGAAGGTGGAGAGCAAAAAGGACATGAAGAAGCGCGGCATACCGTCACCAAACATGGCTGACTCGCTGATTATGGCGTACGCACCACTTATCAGGAAGCCAATGGTTATCGACCCACGCCAACTCGGGAGAATTTAAGTGTGGCCTTTTAAGAAAAAAGAGATCGCCGCGCCTGAGCCGGTGAAGCCGCCTGAAAAGCCGGTGATGAAGATTAAGCCCGAAGAAGTAGCCAGCGTCACAGCAAAACCCGCCAGAGAGTTTCAGCCGTACAAGCCACCTAAAGGTGTTATCCCCGCAAACATCGAGACAGCCGTTCTTGCAATGGACTCCACCGACTACGTTGCGATGAATGATGCCTATGCGATGGGCATGGGCCACGGCAACCTCGACAGCTTCCCCGGCTACCCCTATCTCGCAGCAATGGCGCAGAAGCCAGAGTACCGCAAGATGGTCGGCACCATCGCCGAAGAGATGACACGCAAGTGGATCAAGCTCAAGACGGTTGGCGATGACGACAAATCAGAGCGCGTTAAACAACTGGTTGATGCGCTGGAACGCTATCAGGTTCGCGAGAAGTTTCGCGAAGCAGCGGAGCACGATGGTTACTTCGGCGGCGGACAGATTTATATCGATGTCCTGTCGCCTAAAAATGTATCGGCCTGGACTGATGACGCTGAACTGCAAAGCAAGCTGTTTATCAGCGACAAGAAGATAACCAAAGGCAGCCTGAAAGGGTTGCAGGTTATCGAGCCTGTCTGGACATACCCCGGCGTTTATAACGCGAGCAACCCGTTGAGCCCTGATTTCTACAAGCCGACAGAATGGTTTGTGATGGGTAAAACGGTGCACGCCAGCCGCATGATTGATTTCGTATCGCGGCAGGTGCCGGACCTGCTGAAGTCCTCGTATAACTTCCGTGGGCTGTCACTGGTGCAAATGGCCGAGCCTTACGTGAACAACTGGCTGCGTACGCGTGACAGCGTCAGCGACATGATTCACTCCTTCAGCATCCCGGTGCTGGGTACCGACATGAGTCAGGTGCTGATGGGGAATGGCGCGGATGAGCTGCTTGCACGAATGGAGCTGTTTAACCGCTGTCGTGATAACCGCGGCGTGTTTGCCAAAAACAACGTCGGTGATAGCGAAGAAACGGTTGAGTTCGTCAACGCGCCACTGTCCGGACTTGATTCATTGCAGAACCAAGCTCTGGAGCAGCTTTGTGTAGTTTCTGGCGAGCCAATGGTCAAGTATGCAGGCATCACCCCTAGTGGGCTCAACGCATCATCTGATGGCGAAATACGCGTGTTTTATGACGGCATCCACGCCAAGCAGCAGATAGTGTTCGGGCCCGCTTTAAAGCGCGTTATCGATATCATCCAGTTGTCTGAGTTTGGAGATATTGACCCAGACATCTATTTCGAATTTGAGCCTCTCTATGAGATGAGCGCGAAAGAGAAGGCTGACATCCGCAAGGTTGATGCTGACACTGATGCGGTTTACATCACGGCTGGCGCACTATCAGCAAATGAAGTGCGCGAGAAGATTGCTGACGACCCCGAAAGCCCTTACCACTCACTGGACTTAAGCGATGACCTCGAAATCGAAGAAGGCGACCTCGACGAAAACGAGGAAACCGAGTCCGAAGACGATCCGCCCGACAAGACCTAACGCCGGTGTCGAAGCCTGGTATCGCAGGCAGCTGGATAAGCTCATCACCGAAATGAACGACTCAGTGGTGTACTGGCTAAAGGCGAATTATCGGGCATCCGGCGCAATGGCAATGGACGCATCGCCAGCGGTGTTTATGCGTGACGCGATGAAGAAGTTGGCTAAGCGCTGGCAAAGGCGATTCGATGATGTGGCCGCAAAACTTGCTGACCGGTTCGCTGGTCAGGCGCAAAAGAACTCTGACGTGTCGCTTTATAACGCGCTGGAGACTGCCGGTATGACGGTTCAGTTCAAAATGACGCCAGCGATGAATAACGCATTGCAGGCGACCATCTCTGAGAATGTGAACCTGATTACCAGCATTCCTGAGCAATATCTGACGCAGGTAGAAACTCTGGTTATGCAGTCGGTCAGTCGTGGGCGAGACCTTTCGACACTGACTGATGAGCTGCAGCATCGATATGGCGTCACGCGCAGGCGGGCAGCGCTCATTGCACGCGACCAGAACAACAAAGCCACCGCAGTTATGCAGACGGCAAGGCAACAGTCACTCGGCATCACTGAGGGAATCTGGCGCCACTCTCACGCAGGCAAAGAGCCACGGCAATCACACGTGAAGGCTGATGGTAAGAAATTCGACCTGTCGAAAGGGCTGTATCTGGATGGCAAGTGGACTCTTCCCGGCGAAGAGATTAATTGCTGCTGCACATGGTCGCCGGTCATCCCCGGACTTAATTAAACGGAAGCACACATGACTATCGAACGGTTAGCGTTTGACCGCGCATCCGTGCGCAAACTCGATCATGTCGGCAGGCTTCAGGTTTCAGTCAGCAACATCAGCAAAGCGAATGTCTGCCCCTATTACGGGCGAGAGATTCCCGGTCATGAAGAGTTGGGCCTTGACCCTGACAAAATCTACCGGCTGTACCGCGACCCTGAAGAACTTAAGAAAGCCGTGCCGACATTCAACAACATCCCGATCCTCTGCATTCATACCCCTGACTTCCCCGGCGACCCGCCGCGCGAATATCGGGTTGGCTCTACCCACTCAAGCGCTACCTTCGATGGCACGTATTTAGCTAATGGCCTGTCCATCTGGGACAACTCGGCTATCGCAGGCATTGAGACTGAAGAGCAAAAAGAACTGTCGTCCTCGTACCAGTACAGGGCTGACATGACTCCCGGCGAAGCACCAGATGGCGAAGCATTTGACGGCGTCATGCGTGACATCGTCGGGAACCACGTTGCACTGGTCGAAACCGGCCGCGCAGGAGCTGACGTAGTAGTCGGCGATTCTCTCCCACAGGAGTTCAAACACATGAAGTTAGACCGCAAAGGCGTTGCCATCCGTGCAGCGCTGGGAGCGTACCTTAAGCCGCGACTGGCTCAGGACGCCGCCCCGAAAGACCTGACGGCCATCCTGAATGCCCACAAAACACCGAAGGCAATTGCACAGGCCATCTCCAGCAAATACAAACCGACCCTGGCCGCCGACATGGAGCTTGAGCCGGAAGAGTTGGTGGAAATCATCGAAGCATCCGCTGAAGGCGTAGAGCCGGAAGAAGAAGTGAAGGTTGCAGGTGATGACGACAACGAATCGATCATTTCTCTTCTGCGCGAAGCTGGCGTATCGGAAGAGGTGATCGCCAAAATCTCCGCCGCTCTGTCACCTGCAGTTGCTCAGGATGCCGACAAAGACGACGACAAAGAAGATAAGGACGAAAAAGTGGATAAGCCCGCTATGGATGCTGCCATTCGCCTGGCTGCTGACAGTGCCACTAAGAAAGCTGCTGAAAACTTCCGCTTAGTGCGTCAAGCCGAGCAGGACGTTAAGCCACTCGTAGGCGATCTGGTTGCGATGGACTCTGCTGATGATGTCTACCGCACCGCACTTGAACAGCATGGCGTAGACGTCTCTGGCGTTCATCCTTCAGCGTTCCGCGCGATGGTAGCTCAGGCTATCAGCCACAAAGAAAATTCACGCCCTGCAACTATTGCGCAGGACGCCGCTTCCATCAGCGACTTCGAGAAAGAGTTCCCGACCGCTGGCAAACTGAAACGAGGTTACTGAGATGGCAGGTTTTCAGAGTGTAATTAACCAATACCCGGCTCCGGGTGTTGAAGGTGGCTTCGCAAGCACCAACGAACATGCCACCTATCTGGCTGGTGAAGCAGCGCTGGTTGCAGGCACCGACGGCCTGACAATTGGTCGCTTTGCATGGGACGTTAACGGCGTGGCATCTAATGCCGGCACTGGCGTTCCTTCTGGTTTCGTACATCGCGATGGTCAGGCAATAATCACCACATGGCTGGGCGCAGCATCAAACGTTATCCAGTCCGGTCGCGAAGTGACCCTGATGGTTGCTGGAGACTTCTGGGCGCGTACTTCTACTGCTGCTACGCGCGGACAGAAAATCTTTGCGTCGCTGACCACTGGTCAGATTCAGACGGGTGCGGCTGGCGCCACGATCGCCGGTTATGTCGAAACCCCATTTAAAGCCGGTAGCGTCGCAGCAGCAAACGAACTGGTTAAAATCAGCACCTGGAGCAACTAATGAATAAGTTTCAACAGCACTACGCCGCAGCGAGCGGCAAGTACGGCATCGTGCTGCCGGGCGCGAAAGACTACCTGAAGCCGGAGTTTGCAGAAAACTTCTCACTGGCGATGGATGCTCAGCCAACAATGGTTACCACTGGTAGCTCAGGCATCCCGGCATTCTTCACCAACTACGTTGATCCAGAACTCATTCGTGTACTGGTTACCCCGATGAAGGCAGCAGAAATCATTGGTGAGACCAAGAAGGGTGACTGGACCACATTGACCGCTCAGTTCCCAATCGTGGAATCAGCGGGTGAAACCAGCTCTTACGGTGACTACAACCATAACGGCATGACCGCAGCGAACGTTAACTGGGTGCCGCGTCAATCCTACCATTACCAGACTCACACCCGCTGGGGTGAGCGCGAACTGGAAATGTATGGCGCTGCGCGTATCGGTTACGCCGCGGAGCTGAACGTGGCTTCTGCACTGATTCTGAATAAGTTCCAGAACAAATCCTACTTCTACGGTATTGCGGGACTGCAGAACTACGGCCTGCTGAACGATCCGAACCTTCCTGCATCAATCACCCCCGCCGCAACTGGCACTGGCGGCGGCCTGCTATGGAATACCAAAACGGGCGACCTTGTTTATGACGATGTTGCATCACGCCTTTGGAACCAATTAGTTGTGCAGACTAAGGGTCTGATTGAGCGTACAGACCCGATGACTTTGGCTATGTCCCCTGTGTCGGAAGTGAACCTGACCAAGACAAACATGTACGGTATCAACGTCATGGATCTGCTGAAAAAGAACTTCCCGAACCTGAAGATTGAGACAGCTATCGAGTACTCAACTACAGCCGGTGAAATTGTTCAGCTGATTGCCGATCGCTTGGGTGAGCAGGACACCGCTTACGCCGCCTTCACCGAGAAGATGCGCGCGCATGCAGTGGTGACTGAAGAGTCATCATGGAAGCAGAAAAAATCTGGCGGCACCTGGGGTGCAATCATCCGTCAACCGCTGGCAATCGCCACCATGTTGGGAGTGTAAGAAATGGCTGAAGTTGTAACTGTAGGATGCAAACTGCCGAATGGTCTGGTGCTGGATGTTGAAGGTTCTCAGCCGATCGTACTGAATGGCGCGAACTCAGCCACCGTAATTGGTGGCTACGGCCTGACAGAGAACGTCGATAAGGCAGTTTTCGATAAGTGGCTGGAGCAGCATAAAGACCAGCCCTATGTGAAAAACGAGCTGGTATTTGCTCAGGCGAAAACCAACAGCGCCGAGTCGAAGGCCAAAGAGAATGCTGATGTGAAGTCAGGTCTCGAAGGTCTGCCGCAGGATAACCCGGCGCCCGGCGTAACCAAATCAGACGGTAAGTAATCATGGCGATCGTTGTGTTTGATGTCGCGGCATTCCGCGAAAGTTACCCGGAATTCGAAACCGTAAGTGACACGCTGCTGAATGCTAACTTCGTTAAAGCAACGGTCTACCTGAACAACACCGACACAAGCCCGGTCACTGATGTGAATCAGCGAGCGGTGTTCCTGAACATGCTGGTTGCTCACATCACCGCCCTCACTAGTGGGGTAGGCGGGCAGGCGGCGTCAGGGTTGGTTGGGCGGGTAACGAGCGCATCTGAAGGTTCTGTGTCGGTGTCAGTGGATGCTGGCCCCTCCAGCTCCGCTTCATGGTGGTATCTCCAGACACCTTACGGCGCACAGTACTGGCAGGCCACGCTGCCTTACAGAACGATTCGTTACCTGCCCGGTGGCTCACCATCGATGTACCCGTATCACTACAATCGGCGCGGCACTTTCCGGAGGTAATCATGACTAGCTTTTCAGGTGGTGAAGGCCTCGAGAAAGCGCTGGCAGAGATTGCGGAGAAATTGGGTAACGGATCTACGTTGCGGGTTGGGTTTCTTGAAGGAGCAACTTACCCTGACGGCGAATCGGTGCCTATGGTTGCTGCAGCGAATGAGTATGGCGATCCGGGCAAGAATCGGCCGGCACGCCCATACTTTCGACGCATGATTGCTGTCAAATCACCGGATTGGGGAAATGACATATCGAGAATAGCGAGCGCCACAAGTTACGATCCACGTGCTTTTCTCCCGTTAATGGGTGAGCACATTAAATCGCAGCTGCAGGAGTCAATTCGGGAATTCACCGACCCACCATTATCTGCCTATACCATCAAGCGGAAAGGTTTTGCCAAGCCGCTCATCGAAAAGGGCGTGATGCTTAATGCGGTCGATTATGACGTTAAGGACGGCGTATGAACCTCCATGGCATTGTGCGCCGCGCCATCACCACTGTTAACGCGGATGTGCCGGGCGTGATGATGGTTAGCCTTGGCACATACACTACCGATGGCGCCGGTCACCGAACTCCTGCTTATAGTGAACAGGATGTGACTGTGCAGCTGCAGCCATTGACCTATACCGACCTGATGAAGCTCGACGGCCTAAACCTGCAGGGCATCAAAAAGAAAGCGTACGTGAACGGTAACTTTGAAGGCGTTAACCGACCGAAACAAAAGGGCGGCGACAAGCTCATCGTTAACGGCGAGACGTGGCTGATTACTCAACCTCTGGAAGAATGGCCTGACTGGTGCGCCTTCGCTGTAACGCTGCAGGTGAGCACATGAGCGCAACGATAAGCATTAAACAGGATGACCTGACGACCGCCTTGCGCGGTTTTTTATTGTCTCTCGTCGACGTAGAAGTGTTTCTGGCGCAGGAAAACCTTGTGCCGATGCCGAATGAAGACTTCGTCACCATGACGCCGATGTTCATCACCGGCCTGTCAACCAACCGCGTTGCTTATAACGATCCCGGCGTGGGTGCGGGCAGTGAGATGACACAGCGAAGCAATCAGTGGCGATGTCAGCTCGATTTCTACGGCAACACAGCTGCAGAAATGGCTGCGATCGTCGGCACGATGATTCGTTCTGAGTACGCCGCGAACTGGTTCAAACAAAACAACATGCCGGTGACGCCGCTTTATGCCGGTGAACCGCATCAGACAACGATGATCAACGCCGAGCAGCAGTATGAAAGCCGCTGGACGCTTGATTTCATCGCGCAATTTAACGCAGTCGTTACGACGCCTCTGTATTTCTTCGACGAAATTGAAGTCACAGCGATTGCCGCAGACCTGAAATACCCACCGGAGAATGCTTAAATGCCAATCCCTTTAAGTAAAGATATTTCCATCATCCCCGGCGTGCTTTCTGCCGGCGGTACAGCCCTCTATCTGAATGGGTTGGCTCTGACCGATAGTGAATATGCGCCAGTTGGTGCGGTTACAGCATTCACCAGCCCTGATGATGTTCTCAGCTACTTTGGCTCAACGTCTAATGAATATGCATTCGCGAGCATCTACTTCAATGGTTATGTCAATTCAACCAAGAAGCCTGGCGCATTGCTATTCGCTCGATACAACGTGACGGACGTTTCAGCGTTCCTGCGTTCTGGTTCGATGAAAAGCGTCACGCTTGACCAGCTTAAGCTGATGAGCGGCGTACTCACTATCACCGTTGACGGCACCGTGAAAACCTCGACCAACATCGACCTGAGTACTGCAACCAGCTTTGCTATGGCGGCCGACCTGATTGAAACCGCAATCGGCAATACCGTAGAAGTGACCTTCGACACAACTCAAAAGGCGTTTGTTATCACGTCAGCAACGGCGGGTGCTGATAGCACCATCAGTTACGCCTCTGGGACCATAGCGACGAGCCTGAAGCTAACCAGTGCTCAAGGCGCGGTGATTTCTCAGGGTTCTGACCCGGCTGTCGCCGCCGACGCTTTCAAGCAGATTAAAAGCAAGTCACAGAATTGGGCGCTATTCACAACCACATTCGAAGCCGACGAAGCGACACATCTCGCTATCTCTTCTTGGGTGAGTGCGCAGAACTACCGTTATGGCTATGTGCCTCACGATAACTCTGTAACAGCAACGGTAAGCGGAAGCACTGATTGCCTGGCATACAAAATCATCGCCATAAACAACTATGCCAGCGTGATTCCAGTGTATGGCGATCATCTTGATGCAGCTGCGGTGCTTGGTTACTCAGCATCTCTTGACTTCGACCGTCGGGAGGGTCGAGTCACTCTCAAATATCGCGAGACTGATGGGTTGGCAGCGAAAGTTGAGGATGGGGATGTTTATGACGCGCTAATCGCTAACGGTTACAACTTCTATGGCGATTACGGTGAAAATAACATCTCAGATAATTATTGGGCAGATGGCACCGTTTCAGGTTCGTTCAAATGGGTCGATAGCTTCTGCTTCGAAATCTGGCTAAACGCCAACCTTCTTGGCGACGCTATTGAAACGATGAAGTCTAACCAATCGTTCCCATACAACGCGCGTGGCAAAGCGATTATCGAGGCAGGGTTCGCCGAAACCTTTGCGCAAGGTGTTGCTTATGGCGGCATCCGTGCTGGCGTAACGCTGTCTTCCTCTCAGATTACACAGATCAATAATGCTGTCGGCACCGACATTTCCGCATCACTCAACGCCAAGGGTTATTACCTGTATATCGGCGATGCGACGCCAACAGTCCGTGCAGAACGTGGCTCACCACCGATGCAACTTTGGTACTGCGATGGCGGCAGCGTGCAGAAAATTTCATTACCATCCACGATGGTTCAGTAAGGAGCCGAATAAATGGCTGGAAATAACACGATCACCAGTGCTGACGCTATTTTTTCGCTCACTGTGACTAACCTGTACCCATCTGCGCAGGTGCTTGAGGGTTACGCCGCTGACGCGATGTTTGCGATGGGCGACACCGAAATGGCGGTTGCTGTCCGTGGCGCCGACGGCAAGCTGTCAGGTGGCTTCGTCTTCGGTGAATACCTGCAGACGATTACCATCATGCCTGATAGCCCAAGCTGGCCCATCTTCGAAACGTGGGTGCTTACCTCCGTAACGGCAAAAGCAATCTTCCGATGCAACGCGACGATCATCATCCCTGCAACCGGCAAAAAGTACACGCTGACCAACGGCATCCTGCAGCGCACCAAGGCGATGCCTGATGCACAACGCGTACTGGCGGCGGGTACTTTCCAGATTAACTGGGAAAACGTCACCCCTGAAGCTTACAACCCATAAGGCACCACATGGCACGTAAAGAGATTTTCTACACCGTAGACACCAAAGGGCGCGACCTCGGCAAGGTGTTCTTCATCCGTGAGATGTCAGCAACACAGGCTGAATGGTGGGCAATTCGCGCCGGGATGGCGATGGCCCGTAGTGGGGTTGAGTTACCTGATAACTTCGCTGACATGGGTATTGCCGCGATGGCTGGCACCGGCCTTAAAATGGTGTCGCAAATCCCTGCTGCAGAAGCCAAGCCGCTGCTGGATGAGCTCATGGAGTGCGTGCAATGCGTTCCAGATGCCAGCAATCAGAGCATCAAGCGCAAGCTTATCGATGATGACATCGAAGAAATTGCCACGCGCCTCAAACTTCGCATGGAAGTGTTCAAGCTTCACGTAGATTTTTTCACCGCCGCCGCCAGTTAGACATTCCACCAATGATGAGCGAGACCATCATAGGCCTTGCTGATTATGTCAACGTGCCTAAAACCATTGCTACCGTGCTTTCGTCAGGGAAATGCTCTCTGACGGAGCTCAGCACGACGCTGGGCGTTGAGGACTTATGGTGGTGGCTGGAGATTATTACCGTGGATAACTACAACCGGATGGTGGCTAATAAGCAGGGTGATTAAAAAATGCCAACAATTATCGACTCTCTGGTTGTAACGCTTGGTCTCGATCCGTCAGGGTTCAAGAAAGGCCAGAAGGATGTGAAGGGTGGTTTAGACGACACCCGCAAGCAGGCAGAGCAGACAGCGAAGGACATGGAGGCCGCAGGTAAAAGAGCGGCCTCTTTCTTTGGTTCAATCCGCACTGAGCTGCTGGCACTGGTAGGCGTTACCTTGTCAGTGCAGGGCTTTAAATCGTTCGTCACCGGCATGACAAGCGACCTGATGCAGTTATCAATCAGTTCCAGGGCGCTTGATATGTCGGCGCAATCTCTGGATGGCTGGCAGCGAGCAGCAGAGGCTGCAGGGTCAAGTGCAGAAAAAATAACAGGAAACCTGCAATCATTCCAAAACCTTATAACAACATTTAGAGGGGGCGGAAACGTACAGGGCAACCCTCTGCTGATGGCTTTGAATGGTTTCTCTGGTGCTACTGGCGCCCAGTTTAATCTGGGAACTCAGTCATCCGAAGACATCATGAGAACCATTGCTCAAAACTGGAGCAAACTGAACAAGGATGCCCAGAGAAAATTTGGTTCTGACATAGGTTTGGATAATGCAACCCAACAGGCATTAAGTAATGGCCAGTTAGTAACTGATGCGGATCGCTTCTCGAAAATTTCGCGAGCCACGGAATCCGCAGAGCAGAAGGCGCGTGAATTCAATCGCCGGTTGTCAGAGATGAAGCAGAACTTCTCCGCAGCAGCGCAGGTGCTTTATGAGGCGCTCATTCCCTACGTTGAAAAGCTAATCCCGATAATTGAGAAGGTCGGCATCTGGATAGCCGAACACGGACCGGAGATCGAGAAGTTCTTCACTGATTCTGCCGCCGAGATAAACAAGGTGGTTGATGCCGTGGGTGGGTGGCAGAACGCACTGGAAATACTGGCCGCGTTTGTCGTCGGGGGCTGGGCGCTGAAGATGCTTTCCGGCATTGCAAGAGTGCGCGGCGGATTTGCTCCGTTACTTGCTGCAATCGCGGCTGTGAGTGCGTGGGATAAACTTGGTTCAAACGATGAAGAAGCCAAAAAGGAAGGCAAGACTACCGGTCAATACCTGATTGACAGGATGAACAGCAATACCGGCAGCACCGGCGGCATTATGGGCAAGGCTGATGAATGGCTCAAAAAGTCATATGCATGGTGGGAGTCAATCACCAGTACTGGCGGATCCACCAATAAGTATGACGCTTATGGTACCGCTCCCGAGGCGAAAGGGTCTGGCAAGGCGATGTTGGAGTGGATGACGCCCCTCTTCTCTAAACTGGAGGCGCTTTACAAACTGCCGTCAGGGCTTTTAAAGAGCGTTGCAACCACGGAGTCTGGTGGGAATCAGTTTGCAATATCGGGAGCTGGAGCTAAGGGGCTTTTCCAGATTATGGACGGAACTGCACGTGATCTGGGCTTGACGGGTGGGGATGTATTTGACCCTGAGAAGTCAGCCAATGCCGCAGCGAAGTACCTTTCTCAGCTCCTTAAGTCTAATGGCGGTGATCTGGTTAAGGCTATTGCTTCCTATAACTGGGGTATAGGAAATGTGCAAAAAAAAGGTCTCGATAATGCGCCGCTGGAAACTCGAAATTATGTTCCTAAAGTTCTGGCTGGGATTCAGGTAGGGGCGGGCGCATCAGTCCAAGCCAAAAGACAGCCAGATACTCAGCAGCAAGCGGGCAACAAAACTGACATCCACATTGGAGAGGTGACACTTCAAACCTCGGCAACCACAGCTAATGCTTTAGGTTCAGATCTCCAGCGCAAAGTGGAAAGGCAGGGGCTGGTATCGGCTTACAATACAGGGCAGAAGTAATGAACTTTTCTCTGAACGAAACAACGCTACTGAATGCCGTGCAGGGTGGCGGCATTTTCTCAGTCATCAACAGCATTATCAGCCCCGGTTACGGCATCTACTTTAATGACGGCACGGGCAAAGCGTTAAGCCCGTCATCATTCCTTGGCATTGAGTATGGTGCTGACGCTTCAGTCGTGTCAGCGCCAATTGAGAGCGGCTCATACAACTCTTACAACAAGGTGAAGCGCCCGCCGGTTATTCGTGTGCTGTTCGTGCTTGAAGGCTGGTCCGGATTGACTGGTTCATTACCTAACCTGACCAATTTCTCACTGACCAGCCGCGCCGATATGCTAGCGGCTCTCGATGCGATGGTAGCTGATGCAAAGACGTACGACATTGAGACGCCGGACACGACTTATGAAAAGTACGACCTGGTGCGATTCAACTACCGAACGTCAGAGCGCGATGTGACGCTGCTGACCGTGGAGGCAATTTTCCAGTCGGTTCTGGAAGAGGCAGAAGTTACGCTTACCAGTACAACTGCACAGAGCTCAACCACCACGAACGCTACCAGTCAGGCATCAAGCGTGGTGTCTGAGAAGATTAATTCATCCACTTCTGAAGCCACGCAAAGCAGCGTTTCATCGGCGCTTACAGGTCTGAAAAACTCAGTTTCTAGCGCCGCCACTACGGTAGCCAACAAGGTATCTTCGGTAGCCAGCAACATCACGCAGACGACTACGGCATCTATAAACGGTGCCGCGACCTCAGCTATCAACAAGCTTTCATCATCCGTCACTGAACTGGTTAAGGTAATCACCTGATGCAGACAATCACATTGCAGGCCATTAAGGCTCAGGAGATGACGGTCAGGCTTGGCGACCAGTCAGTAACCCTTCGCATTTACCAGCGTACGACCGGTATGTATATCGACATTGGCATTGATGATTTGTGGATAGCGCAGGGTGTCATCTGCCTGAACGGCAACAAATTGGTCAGATATTCCCACCTTGGCTTTCAGGGTGAGTTGTTCTTTGCTGACACGAAAGGAAATGATGATCCTACCTATGATGGTTTGGGTGATCGCTTCCTGCTATTTTACGCCACAGCTGAAGAAATGAGTGCAGTCGCATGACTTACAAAAAACGCAGTCTTAAATTCCAGTTCAAGTTAAGCGATGGCGCTTTCGATGATAAGAAAAATGACATCCTTACCTTGGATAACGCCAAGGCTGAGGTTCAAGTTTCTGCGCTTGGAAGTCTTTCAGCTAACACGATGGATGCGAAGGTGTATGGACTCAGCCTAAAGAACATGGCAACCATCGGCTACAAAGGAACCCAATACGGAATAACAACTCAAAACATGATGAAAGTGTGGGCTGATGAAGTTCCGATATTCGAGGGGTCTATTGGCTGGAGTTATGCAGACGCTAACGAGATGCCAGACGCACCATTAATAGTGTACGCATCATCCACAGGTTACGCTCAATCTGTAGAAGCTGCGCCCTTCAATAAATCAGGAGTTGTGAAGGTCGCAGACATTATCACAACAATAGCTTCGCTTACTGGTTTTGCGGTTCGGGTTTCACCTGAGATAAGCGAGGTTGAAAGCAACCCGTTTTATCGGGGAAATTATATAGATCAAATACGTGATTGCTGCCGTGCTCACAATCTACTGTTTGATGTAAGACTAGGGATTATTTTTGTGTGGAAAGAGGGGGATGCCATAGACGATAGCATTCCGTTCGTTTCCTCGCGCACTGGTCTAATTGGTTACCCTCGATTCAATGGATGGGGAATTGAATTTAATACTTCCTTTAGCCCATTGTTGATTTTAGGTCGTGACGTGCAGCTTGAAACAGATCTGCCAAATGCCAGCGGGAAATACCGAATTAATTCAGCGGTGCACCATCTTTCAACATGGATGGAAGGCGGCCCTTGGATGACTCAGTGCTCTGCATCTCTCTTTACGGCAGGAAGATGAATGACAAATAAATATACCATCAAGCCACATGATCTTAATTCTGATGCCAATGCACAATTCTACATTTTAGAAAAGTTTCTGAACTCAAAGTCGTTCATCATGCTTGGTGTCGTAACAGCGGTGAAGTTAGGTCAAGATAATGAAATGAGCTTTGTCGACCTCAAGCCGCTTATCTCTGATCAAGGAGCGAACGGAAGCCTACTTGATAGTGGTACCATCTATAATGCCCCTGCCTGGAGGCTTCAGCGCGGCAGTAGTGCTGTGATCATGGATCCAGTGATTGGTGACATTGGGCTGATGGCTATATGTGATAAAGATATTAGAAACGCCGTAGACTCCCGCAAAGAATCAATGCCCGCTTCAGAGCGAAATCACAGCCCAGGAGATGCAATCTATCTGGGTGGTGTTTTGAATAATTCACCTTCGCAATATTTGAGGTTTATGGATGATGGCATCGACCTTGTTTCACCATTGGTAATAAACGTAGATGCGCCCGTAATTACCGCCAATGCATCAGAGTCATTTGTTGTTAACTCACCTAGCATCACGCTTAACGGCCCAGTAAATCAGGGGGCAGGAAGCTTCGCCGGGGACTTCAATTTTGCAGGCAATATCACCGCCACCGGAGAGGTCACTGGCAGAGGCATTAAGCTTTCTACACATACTCATGGTGGGGTACAATCAGGTAACTCTGATACACAAGGACCTAAGTGATGAGAATAAAAAACGCTTTTTTGTGCACGCTGCTGAGTTTTTTCGCTTATGGCTGCGCCATGTCACCTACAGATGCGGTCTCATACCAAAAAGATAACGGATTTGACGCGATAAAGCATCGGACGAGTGGCGGTGAAAAACTTTCTGTTTTGGATCTCAAGTCCAGATACAAAACGGAGACAAATAATAACTTGCCAATAATTCAAACCGCATCCTGTAAAACTGATGATGTTTGTTATTACGATTCCTATGCTAAAACGTATGATGACTTGGTGAATAAATATCGCCTAGAAAAGTCCAAGCAAAAAGCAAAGGAAGAAGAAAGCTGCGCATCTGATGAAAAGTGCTCTAGAGAAAAGGCTGTGAGCGATCTGTCTCAAAGGTTAAGGCAGCAATACAGCTTTATGCTTAGCACTAATCCTTACTTCCAAGGTGATGCAGACTCAATATTTCGGTCTGTTTGCGATGCATCAGCAAAGTATTATAAAAATGGTAACTCAAAAGAATCCCTCATCAACAACCTTCGAGATGCTCCCGGACTAGGGCCGCAAGCCAGAGGACAGTTGCTTGATATAGCGTCAACTTGTTGGGACATAACCAAGGCAGGCGTTAATTGGAATGTAGCGATAAGATAAAATAAACCTCCATCAGGTGAGATTTGTTACCCAATAATAGCCTCGGCAATTGCCGGGGTTTTTTTATGCCCGGAGAAAGCATGCTAACAAAATCACTTCAGCTAAACACCGAAGCATGGGACATCACTCTGGATGGCGCAGGCAACCTCGCATCGACTGCAAACCCCTACGCGGTGGCACAGGACGTTGCATGCGCCTGCAAGACGTTCTTGGGTGAGACCTGGTATGACACCACACTCGGTATTCCCTACTACCAGCGCATCCTAGGCCACTGGCCCGGAACTCAGCTGATCAACACCAAAATGCAGTCAGAAGCGTTGAAACTGGATTACGTCCAGACCGCAACCTGCACGACCGTAATCGGCAAGCAGAACCGCGTAGCTTCCGGCGTCATGACCATAACCGACACGAACTATAACCAGAGCACCATCAATTTCTGAGGCCAACATGGTAGATGAAGTAATTGTCACAACCTCAGTGCCGGCGGCAACGTTCTCTGACATTGGCCTTTCCTTACCTGATGAGAAAGATATTCTCGACGGGCGCCTGAGCGATCTGGATGACGCGCTGGGCGGCGGGATGAGCAAAAGCCTGACGACGCCGCAGGGGCAGATTGCCATGAGTGACACGGCAATCATTGCGGAAAACAACGACCAGAAACTGGCGATCGTAAACGGCATCAATCCAGATTATGCATCCGGACGATTTCAGGATGCTATCGGCCGCATTTACTTCATTGACCGTATAGCGGCACAGGGAACCACGGTAACAGCAACGGCAACTGGATTGGTCGGGACGTTAATTCCTGCCGGTAGCGCCGCGCAGGATGATGCGGGTTACATCTACTTCTCACTGGCTGACGCCACCATCCCGGCGTCGGGCGCGGTCGATATCGTGTTCCAGAACCAGACAACCGGCGCTATCGCCTGTCCGATTGGTTCACTAAACACGATATATCGCGCAGTTAACGGTTGGTCAGGCATCACAAATGCCGCCGCAGGTGTGCCGGGCAACGCCGTTGAAACGCGCGCCAACTTCGAATACCGGCGTAAGCAGTCGGTAGCGTTAAACGCGAAAGGTACTCCGGAGTCAATTTATGCCGCGGTGCTTGATGTGGAGGGTGTAGTTGATGCTTACGTCTGGTCGAATCATTCTGGCTCGACGGTCAACATTGGCTCTACAAATTACCCGGCGCCCGCGCATAGCGTTTATATCGCCGTTTATGGCGGTGAAGCAGCTGATATCGCGCAGGCCATTTACGTAAAGAATCAGGCTGCGTGCGGCATGGTGGGTAACACCTCAGCGGTGGTCACGGATACATCGCGCGGCACCAATATTTCTCCGAAATACACGATGACATGGAACACGCCAACGCAGACGCGAACATACTTCAAGGTGCAACTGGAAAACACCTCTTCGCTGCCTTCTGACATTGTCAGTCAGGCACAGGAAGCGGTCATCAGTGCGTTCAATGGTAACAGCGAATTGGTTCCAAAAGCGCGGATCGCATCGAAGGTTTTCGCCGGCGGTTATTACTCAGTGCTGAACAACATCGACACTGCATCCGTAAACGTCCTGTCTGTGACCATCAGCATTGACGGAACGAATTACAGCCCATCCATTGAATACGGCGTTGACCAGATACCCTCCCTTGATGCCAATGACATAAGCGTAACCCTCGTATGAAGAATGTGAGAGACACGATCCTCACACAATACGCCGCCAGCCCTAACCTGCGAAGCCTGATTGAATCATTCAATACCACGATGGATATGACGGAATTCACCGAAGGATTCCTCTCAACTATCTGGGATATCTCTACGGCTGGGGATTACGGGCTGGATGTGTGGGGCAAGATAGTCGGCGTTTCCAGGCTGCTTAACGTACCGCAGAAAACTACCAATTTCGGGTTTGACGAAGCGCTTATAAGCGCGAGCGACGACTCACCAAAGCCATTCGATGAAGCGCCCTTTTATGAGGGGTTACAACTAACCACCACGGTGCGGCTTGCGAATGATGGATACAGAAAACTCATCCTTGCCAAAGCGATGGCAAACATCACTGACTGCTCAATACCCTCACTGAATAACGCACTCAATTACCTCTTTGAAGGCGAGGGTGATGCTTTCGTGGCAATCACCGGCGTGATGTCGATGAGCTACGTATTCAGCTTCAATCTGTCACCGGTTGAATGGGCGATTTTGCTCAACTCAAATGCGATCGCCAAGCCCGCGGGTGTGAGCGTCAGCATCATGTCACTCGATTTCAATAACACATTTGGCTTCGCCGAGGCTGATATGCAGCCATTCGAAAGCGGAACGTTCTTCCCTGATTCAGGAATTCAAAATGCAAACCAGCTCACAACCTAAATTACTTCCAATCCCGTTTGCTGATGCGGGGTCAAAGCAGGACATTCCCAACGACTCTCAGATTGGTATTGTTGCTGGTCGAGCGTCTTATAATGACGGATTCCCTCCACTTACGAGGACGCCTCTTGCTGGAGGTGGTGTTCCACCGTTTGGCACCGACTTTAACGGCGTGTTCAACGACATCACTGCTGCAATTCGCTGGACACAGGCTGGCGCCGGTTATCCATTCAATGCTGCGTTTAACACTGCCGTGGCTGGCTACCCGAAAGGCGCGAGAATACCTAATTCGACGCTAGATGGTTTTTGGCTAAACACCACGGATGGGAACAGCGCAAACCCTGAAAATACCACCTCAGCACTGACTGGCTGGGTACCATCTGGAGTTTATGGCACTACAGCAATCACGGGATTGTCTGGTTCAAGCGTCACCCTAACAACGCTTCAGGCGTCCAAAGACAGAATTACACTGGCTGGCACGCTTACCGCCAATATCAACCTGGTTGTTCCGGCATGGATTAAGCGCTGGGAGATCGTAAACAACTGTACCGGTTCCTTTGCGGTAACGGTTAAGACACCAAATGGTACTGGCGTTGCGATAGCTACAGGAACCGTTATTAACGTTCTTGGTGATGGCACAAATATTGTCGCTACATATTCACCTGGCGCACAAATTGGCGCACCGATAGTAATGACCTCAACTGGCACATACACCCCTAGCTCAGCGGCGGTTAAATTTGTTGATGTTGAACTTTATGCTGCCGGTGGTGGTGCTGCAGGCGTGCCAGCATATACCAATAACACAGGCTCCGTAGGTGGAGGCGCATCTGCCGGGTCGTGGGTTAAATTCCGCGTACCTGCATCATTAATTGCCTCAGGCGTACTGGTGACAATCGGTGTGGGAGGTACCAGCGGAGTTTCCGGTGGCGGGAATGGAGGGGACGGCGGCCTATCGTCATTTGGTTCACTTGTTTCATGTCCTGGCGGGCTAGGTAGTGGTTATTCATCAACTACCGCCGCGATTAGTGCTGGCTCAGCAGCTCAGGCAGCAGCTCCAACAGTTTCAGCTTCGGTAACGACCATTACTTCTTCGAGGGGAATGCAAGGCAGCCCCGGATATCTTATCTCAACATCAACAGGCTCAGCAGGGGCCGGTGGTAGCAGTCCTGTAGGTGCTGGGGGAGGCACTGGAGCTTCAGGCAGCTCAGGAAGCAATGGTGCTGGTTATGGTTCAGCCGGAGGCTCTAGCCGCGCAATGGTGGGTGATACCGCAGCAAAACCCGGAGGCGCAGGCGCTCCAGGAGTCTGCATTATTAGGGAGTTAGCATAATGAGTAATACATACGCATTAATCCAAGACGGCATCGTTATTAATACTATTGTTTGGGCTGGTCCAGATGAGGAGCCGGTGGATTTTGGCGATGGTGTAACTTACGCAGAAATCCCCGATGATGAAGGTAATCAACCTTCAACCGGATGGCTTTATGATGGAACGACCTTTTCAGCTCCACCAATTAGTGAAGAGGAAGCGGCGGAACTCAAGCAGCAAAAAATTGCTAATAATTTAGCGATGAAGGCCAGCTTGATTGCTCAGGCAACGATAGCGATTGCACCACTTCAGGATGCTGTTGACCTTGATGAGGCGACCGATGCTGAAACCGCTCTACTTAAAGCCTGGAAGCAGTATCGCGTGGCCGTGAATAGGATCGATGCTAACACCGCGGACGAGATAACCTGGCCTAAGCAACCGTAATCAAAAAAGCCCCGGCAACGGGGCAGCTTAAGACCGCGTCCATCTTCATGCAGGCTGCGGGTGTAACCTTGAGGTTAGACCATTTGAGCCGTTTCTCATGTGATTCCCTTGCGGCAGGCGTACGTTAGAACTGCAGACCAAGGAGGCGTTATGGAAAACCTACTCAACAAAGAGGCTCAACATGAAGTGGCACGCATAATTGGCGATGCTGCGATAACCGTTCTTGCAGAGAAGCGGCCGCTATCGAGAGATGCTCTGATGCAAGTGATTCTCGGTGAGTCAAACCAAGAGCCCAACATAGCCAGAGACATCGCCCTGCATCTGCTTGAACGCTGACACCAGCCGGGCGGCATTGTCGCCCACCTAAATTCCCTTCCTCGCCAATCCCTTCGCAAAAACCACCATTAATCGACTTGATCGATCCTACCGATCGATATTACTGTATTTATATACAGTAAATATCAGGGAGGGAGATGACCATGCCCCGCGACTACGAAATCATGATGGCCTTTAAGCAGGCTATGAAGCGAGATGGATCAGGCCGCTTTACTATTAGCACGCTCGACTTTGTGAGCGAACTGGAGCGGCTCAACTGGCATTACACGCTTCGCGCAGCTAATAGCTGGATAGAGATGCACACGACTACCTTCCGTGACATTTCAACGGCTGATGGCGATGAGCGCACCTTTCAGGTATTCAATCCAAACGGCGGCATGTGATGTTTGCGCTCGTTGACGTGAACTCGTTTTACGCCAGCTGCGAGACGGTGTTCAGGCCAGATTTGCGCGGTAAACCGGTTCTGGTTCTCAGCAACAACGACGGCTGTGTGATCGCCCGCAGCGCGGAAGTTAAAGAGCTGAAAATCCCGATGGGTGCGCCTTACTTCAAGCTGAAGGACGAAATCCGCAGGCACAAGATTCACGTGTTCAGCAGCAACTATGCGCTGTATGCGGATATGTCGAATAGGGTAATGACGACGCTGGAGCAAATGGCGCCGTCAGTAGAGGTCTACTCAATCGACGAAGCTTTCATGGACCTGACCGGCGTCCGCAATTGCCGGGTGCTGGAAGACTTCGGCCGCGAGGTGCGCGAGACGATTAAGCGCAACACGCATCTGACCGTTGGCGTTGGCATTGCCCAGACTAAGACGCTGGCCAAGCTCGCCAATCACGCCGCGAAGAAGTGGAAGCAGACCGGCGGCGTCGTTGACCTGTCGAATGTCGATCGGCAGAAAAAGCTAATGGCGCTGGTACCGGTAGAGGAAGTGTGGGGCGTCGGCCGGCGCATCAGCAAGAAGTTAAATGCTATGGGCATCATTACCGCCAAAGACCTGTCGGAGCAAAGCACTTACATCATTCGCAAGCACTTCAACGTTGTGCTGGAGCGCACGGTGCGTGAGTTGCGCGGCGAACCATGCCTTGAGCTGGAAGAACTCGCGCCGACGAAGCAGCAAATCGTTTGCTCACGCTCCTTCGGTTCCCGAATCACCGAGTACATGGACATGCGCCAGGCTGTTTGCTCGTACGCAGAACGCGCTGCAGAGAAGCTGAGAAGGGAGCGGCAGTATTGCAGTCAGGTAGCCGTGTTCGTCCGAACCAGCCCGCACGCTAAAGGCGAGGTGTTCTACGGTAATCAGGCAATGGGCAGGCTGCTAACGCCCTCCAATGACACGCGCGACATCATCCGGGTTGCAATGCAGGGTCTCGACCACATCTGGCGCGACGGATGCCGGTATATGAAAGCAGGCGTGATGCTGGGCGACTTTTACAGTCAGGGTGTATCTCAGCTCAATCTCTTTGACGAATTCAAACCACAGGCCAACAGCGAATCGCTGATGCGTGTCGTTGATGGTCTCAACCAGAGCGGGAAGGGGAAATTATGGTTTGCAGGACAGGGTATCCAGAAATCCTGGGAGATGAAGCGCGAAATGTTGTCGCCGGCATACACCACCAGACTGTCGGATCTGCCAGTGGCGAAGTAACGTTCCTGCTTCAGCCGCTGCAGCATATTCTTTCTACCAGCAATGCCTGCTGC